GTGGGGTACCACTAACGGTAAATACAAAAGAGCCAGGTATAATAACATGGAACGAAATAGTTCCGGGAGCAACAATGGTTTGGACACCAATAGATCCAAGTTAAAATTATGGCATCAACATTTTCATCAGATTTAAAATTAGAGATAGTAGCAACAGGAGAAAAAGCTGGTCTTTGGGGTACTATCACAAATACTAACTTACAGATTTTAGAACAGAGCGCTAGTGGTTATCAAGAGATTGATCTAGCTGGTGCAAGTGTAACTTTACTTTTATCAGATGGTGCAACATCAAATGGTAAAAATTTTTATTTAAAACTATCTGGAACTTTAGGTGGCGATAGAACTTTAACAATGCCATCGGGATCTGAAAGAGTTTGGATCATAAGTGATGAAACGGTTAGAGGAACATCTAATAGAGCATTAAGTGTATTAACTGCTAGTGGTACATCTCAACCTGTTCCACCAGGATCAACTTTACTTTGTGTTTCTGATGGCACAAACACAACGACAAGAATTATAGAAAAAGGTTATGCAACTATAACTGATTCTAACTCACCATACCCAGCTGTAGCTGGTGCGCAAATATTTGCTAACACAACAGCCAACCCAATAGAAATTGATTTACCTTCATCTCCAGCAGTAGGAGATGAAATTACTATCATTGATACTAGAGGCACGTTTGGGTCTAACAACTTAACTATTGATAGAAATGGTCAACCTATAAATACAGGGACATCTAACTTAGTTTTAAATACAAATGGACAAGCTATTACTTTAGTTTATGTAGACTCTACTAGAGGTTGGGCTTTCAAAACAAATACAGCATAGGAGCTAACACATGGCTCTTCAACAAATTAAATTTGCGCCAG